TTTTTGCTGCCCATGCAGACATTAAATTTGCAGCGGTTGCACAAAACTAGGTTTGTAAATGAAAACACTTAAACAACTCAGAGGTATTTTAGAGACTCCTGTAATGCAGGATCAAACCATTGGTGTTGGAAAATTACCAAAAAAACCTCTAGAGGAAGATGTTGAAAAACAATTACGAGCAGTCGTTAAAAAGAAAAGAGAAGCAGATATAAAGTTTAAATCTGGAACATCTGTACCGATTGATCCAGATGCTGCATCTGTTATATTAAAGACATTAGATTCTCTAAATAGTACTAACAAGAAAAAAATGCGAGATAACATGAACAAAGATACAAAATCGTTCTTGAAAATCTTGGATTTTGCATTCGATAACGTAAGGTAGGTAAAATGAAACTAATTTGCGAACTTACAGAAACAGTAGAATACGAACTGGTTGAAGCAGAGGGAAAACCCAAACAATATTTTATTGAGGGTATTTTCATGCAATCAGAACGTAAAAACAAAAATGGAAGAATTTATCCATTGCCTGTCCTTGAGAAAGAAGTAAATCGTTATGTTAAGGAATATGTTGAACCAAAACGTGCTTTCGGAGAATTAGGACATCCAGACGGGCCAACAGTTAATTTAGATCGTGCATCGCACATGATTACTGAATTAAGAAAAGAAGGAAAGAATTTTGTTGGTCGTGCAAAGATTTTAGGCACTCCAAATGGTAATATTGTTAAAAATCTTATCGATGAGGGTGCAAGGTTAGGTGTTTCTTCAAGAGGAATGGGAACACTAAAACCAGACGAAAAAAATGCACAAATTGTGCAAAATGACTTCTATCTTGCAACAGCTGCAGATATTGTTGCAGATCCATCAGCACCTAATGCTTTCGTTGAAGGTATTATGGAAGGTGTAGAATGGGTTTGGGATAATGGACTGTTAAAAGCACAAGATGTTGAAAGAGCAAAGGAAAATATCCAAAATGCTCCTTCCAAACGGCTCGAGGAAGTAAAACTGAATGAGTTCAAAAATTTATTGTCAAAGTTGTGATTTTATAAATATTAACAGTACAAATGTATATGTGTACAGGAAATACCATTAACTATTAGGAGTATCAAGTTCTATGGAAAAAACAACTCAAGAAGAAATTCTGGAACAAACTGAGCAAGAAGGACTTGTTGAAGCTCCAGAACAAATCGAAGAAGAAGTAGCAGAAGAGACTGAAGAAACTCAAGAAGTCGTTGCAGAAGCACCTAAAGCCAAAGTCAAAGAAGACGATGACGAAGATGGTGACGATGATGACGATGAGGAAGAAGAGGAAGAAGAGCAAGTCAAAAAAGAGGAGCTCAAGATTCCTTCTACTAAATCCGCAATGGTTTCTGCACTTTTTGATAGAGTCAATGGACTTAAAAAAGAAGATGTATCCAAAAGATTCAAGGATCTAATGGCAGTTATTGAAGCAGAAGATTTGGGAGGAGAAGAACCAGACGATGCTAAGCCAGAAGGAGACTCTACTGCTATCGGCAAGAAGAAAAAGAAAATCAAAATTTCGATGCCTGAAATTAATGTCAAAGAAGATATCGATGCATTAGTTGAAGGTGAAGAACTTTCAGAAGATTTCAAATCCAAAGCATCAACAATTTTTGAAGCTGCAGTTCATCAAAAAGTGATGGAAATCGCAGCATCTAAAGTTGAAGATATGGAAAAAGAATATCAATCTGAATTGCAAGAAGAAATCGTTTCATTCCGTGATGAGTTGACTGACAAAGTTGACGGATATCTCAACTACGTAGTTGAGGAGTGGATGAAAGAGAACGAACTTGCATTAGAGAGTTCTTTAAGAAGCGAAATTACAGAAGAATTCATGGGTGGACTGAAAGATCTATTCAAAGAACACTACATTGAAGTGCCTGAAGAAAAGGTTGACATTGTAGAAAATCTGTTCGACAAAGTTGAAGATCTCGAAGGTCAACTTAATGACAAAGTTCAAGAGAACATTAAAGTCAAAAATGAGCTCAACGAATATCGTAAAGACAAGATTCTAGAAGAAGTTTGCGATGACCTTGCAGACACACAGGCTGAAAAGATGAAGTCACTTGTAGAAGGTGTCAGTTACGAAGATGATTCCGAAAAATTTGAGGAAAAAGTGAAAACAATCAAGGAAAACTATTTCCCTGAGACAATTAAACAGGATGATAACGTTGAACAACTAGATTCGTCATCTAAAGTTTCTGAGGAATCAGAAGAACCTAAGATGAATCACATTATGGAAGCATATAGTAAAGCTATTGCTCGTAAATAATAACTTTTAAACAATTTAAGGAGTTTAAATGCAACTTCAAGAACAAATTAACAGTAAGTGGAAGCCAGTTCTTGACCATCCAGATCTTCCTGAGATCAAAGATAGTCATCGTAGAGCAGTTACTGCTATCTGTTTGGAAAACGTAGAAGCACAAGCTGCTGCTGACGGACAAACAGGATTATTGTCTGAGGCCACGCCTGTTACTAACATGGCAACTACAACTGCCGTAGGTACTGGTGGTGCAGCCGGTGGTACTGATGCTGGTCAAGTCGGAATTGATTTCGCAGATCCAGTATTGATTTCAATGGTGCGACGTGCAATGCCTCAACTCATCGCTTATGATGTTTGTGGTGTTCAACCAATGTCAGGCCCAACAGGACTGATTTTCGCATTACGTGCCCGTGTTGATTCACAGTCTGGTGCTGAGATTCTTTATAACGAGACTCCACTTGACAAGTCTGGTGGTACTGCAACTGGTACAAAAGACGCTGCAGATGTTCCTGGCCTTCTGATTCATACAGATGGAACTGGAAACGTTTCTGCAAACGTTTACTCAACTTCAGTTGGAAGTACAGTAGTAACTGGTGAAGGAAATGTTGGACAAGAAATGTCCTTCTCAATTGAGAAGATTTCCGTCGCTGCCGGAACAAGAGCTCTCAAGGGTTCTTATTCAATGGAACTTCAACAAGATTTGCGTGCTGTTCATGGTTTGGACGCAGAAGCAGAACTTGCAAACATTCTTTCAGCAGAGATTCTTGCAGAGATCAATCGTGAGGTTGTTCGTAAGATCTATATCAACGCAAAACTTGGTGCTGCTGTTGGTACAACTGCTGCAGGATCATTTGATCTTGACACAGACTCCAATGGTCGTTGGATGGTTGAGAAGTTCAAAGGTCTTATGATGCAGATTGAGCGTGATGCCAATGCTATTGCAAAGGGAACACGTAGAGGAAAAGGTAACATCATCATGACATCTTCAGATGTCGCTTCTGCTCTTCAAATGGCAGGAATCTTGGATTATGCTCCAGCAATGAGCACAAATCTGAATGTTGATGAAGCTGCAGGAACTTTCGCAGGAGTTCTTAATGGTCGATATAAAGTTTATGTTGATCCTTATGCTGCATCTAACGCAGCAGAATTCTACTGCGTAGGTTACAAAGGTTCTTCACCTATGGATGCTGGTATATTCTACTGCCCATACGTTCCATTGCAAATGGTTCGTGCGGTCGATAGTGACAGTTTCCAACCTCGTATCGCATTCAAGACTCGTTACGGATTGGTAGCAAGTCCTTTTGCACAAGGTACTACAGTAGGTAATGGTGCAATGGCAGCAACAAACTTGAACGCTGCTTCACCTAACACAAACGAATACTACAGAAAAGTTCGTATTGCGAACCTAATGTAATTCGTGACCTACATACTGTAGGGATTTCAAAAGGGAGGGGAGAAATCCTCTCCCTTTTTTTGTTTGTAGTCATTTTCCTGTGAGTAATATGATAGTAGTAATTTCAAACGGAACATCTCGTTCTGTATTCAATTTAAAGCATCTGAATAATCACACCACATATGGATGTGATGAACTGTATAAGGAATATTCTCCAACTCATTTGGTTAGTAAAGAAGGCCCGATGATTTGGGATATTTGTAGAGATGGTTATACGAAGGAAAATAAATGCTATTTTAAGATGTTTGATCGATTTCCAATGATGCAATATGAAATGTTAAAAATGGCATTTCCTTCTGGTGGGAAGG